ACTACATTTTAATATTGCCCGACCCTGTTGTTGAAAGCAAATTTATTATTATACCCGACACGATTGCAAAGCCTTATACCAAAGGAACGGTTATTGCAACAGGAGAAGGTTGCTACAATCAAAAGACAGGTGAATTTAGACCAGTTCAAGTCAATTTAGGGGATAAGGTTGCCTACACACCAAACATCGGCTATCTTGTAGATAACAACGGTCAAGCTTGTGTTCTATTAAGGGAAGAGGAGATATTTACTTCCAATGGCAAACCTATTAACGATTGGATTGGTATTCAGTTTGATGAAAATCACAACAAGACCGTTAACATAGGAGGTATTCAGCTCGTAAGACCTGAAACGTGGGTTTACCAAGAGTTTGACGACAAAACAATGTACGAAAACAATAAAGACCTTAAATCTACAAATCCACAGATAGCTACCGTTGTAAATCCAAACTCAAAGTATGGATTGAAAAAAGACGATTTAGTTTTTGTCCATTACTTGCAGTACAACTCTGATTTGATTATTGATAACATTAAATACATTTCATTTAAAACAATTTTCTTTAAGATAAATGGCAAAGATGATTTTGAAATGGCAGACGACATATTTCTTGCTAAGAGAACAATTATCGAAGCACCAAAAACAGAATCGGGTATATTTCTAACATCGACAGAAACAAAGAAAGAGCCATTAAAGCTAACGATAACACACACACCAAGAGAATCAAGCTTGAAAGTAGGGGATGTTATTATAACTGAAGACGACAATCAGTACGATATAGATATTTACGGTGAATCTTATGTTAAGATAACTTTAGATTGGGTAGCAGCAACAATTAATTGATATGGGCAGAACTGATAAAGTCGGAAGCTTTCAAGTAATTCAAGAAATTGCAAAGATTTCTAATCAAACACACGCCTCTGTTCGTGGCACAATAGACGCTTATCATCAAATCATATTAAGGGAGTTAAGAAAAAACAATACGGTTACTTTCCCTGACTTTGCAAGCTACACTTCAAATTACAGAAAGTCTGCTCTTATTAATCCACAAGGAGTAGCTATTGTCGGCTCAAACTGCGCAAAGATTATCCCATCAAGGAATATGCGAAAGGTTATAAACTCTACTGAACCGATAGAGTTTGATTTAGGTCTTTTCGATTCAGTACAAAGCAGGATGATTACTTTTTTAAAGAAAGAGGTAAAAAGACTACACACTTCAAGGTATCGCGCATCAAACAGAGCAAACATCATCAGGGACAAGTATGATGATAGAATAAAGCAAATGCGCAAAGAAACAAAGAATCTAAGATTAGTAGATAGGTACAAGAAAGCCTCTTCACTTCTTGTAAGACGCAGAGCAAGAGTTTTACTGAATGATAAGATATTGAGAAAGCGAATCAACTCTTCTTATTTTTTAGATGCTATTACGGCGTTCCCTGTACTGACTGAATTTTATAAAAAACAAAGTCTAACGATTAATGAAATCAATATGTTCATTGTTGTTAATCACTTTGAGTATTTTACTGCAAAGGACTCTTTATTGTTTGGCTTTAAAAAGACTACCTGTACTCGTATATTAGACAAGTTACACGAAGCTGGGTTGCTTGAAAAATTCATCGGCAAAACAAATCAATACGCTGTGAGCTTGTTGGGCAAAAAAAGGTTTACTGCTTTTTCAAAAGAAATAAATAGCGGTGTTCGTGACTTGCTAAAAAATTACAAAGAAAAAACAAAGGATGATGATGACGCACTTCCTATAAAATTAAAAAATTAATATTATGGTCGGCAAGGAATTAGCAAAGCTTCGTAGTGGAATAGCAGATGTTGATAGCTATATTGAAAAACTTGAAGAAAAGGTTAATGCTATTAATGGCTCAAATACCTTACGCCTAATTACCTCAATAGACTCAATGGCAGGTAAGATTGCTACCGATATTGATATGATGGCTAATGGCCAACAAGACGAAGAGGGCAATGAAGTAGAAATATCTCACAAGATTGTTGATACCTTTATAAAACTAATCGACAAGTCAGACAAGATAAAATCATTCTCGGAAGTTGTTGAAGCATTGAGAAGCTTGGATGATGATAGCGAAGATGTAAATAAAGTAGGCGAAAGTATTTTTGAAAAGACTGAAAGAAAGATAAAGAGCAAGTTGAATGGCAAGACGAATTAAAATTATGCTTCAAGGCTTGGAGTACCTTACTCCTGAAGTGCCTAAATATATTAGAGGCAGAGATTTAATGAAGCGTGACCAAGTTTGGAGCAGAGATACAACTTATTTACAATGGGATTGGAATACAGACCCGACACAAGGCTTTGTATGGCACGAGAAGCCTTCAAAAGGTCAGATTGAATGGTACGAGTCAGAAATAGAAAGATTGCACACAGGGGCTTGGATAATGATTTATGGCGATGCTGTTTACTTTAACAAATACGCTTATTTCTTTCATCAATGGTTTATGCTACAAGAGGGCATATACCCAATATTCAAAGACACTTCATTAGAATACTTTCGCTTCTATCAGTTATGTGAAGAGGATGACTTTACGTTAGGGGATTGTGGGATTAAGGGCAGGCGTGTCGGTCTTTCCTCAATGAAGGCATCAATCAATCTACTTATAGGTTTACTTGAAGAAAACACATTGCAAGGTATTGTATCTAAGACAGGTACGGATGCTAAAGAAATGTACTTGATGGTAAAGAATGGATTGGAAAACTTACCAGAGTTCTTGATGCCCGATTTGGCTAAAGTTGCTGAAACGGAATTGCACATAGCCAAGCCAAGAAGCAGAATATCAACAAACAACAAAACCGTTTCAGGCGATAAGGGGAAGAACAATCGTATTAATTGGCTATCAACTGCTGAAAACGCTTACGATGGTCGTAGAGCAAGAAATATTACCATAGACGAGGCGGCAAAATGGGAAGAGGCAAATGTTGAGATATGTTTGGCCAAGATAAGTGAAACTCTTGTTATTGGAGCTTCCGTTATTGGTCACGTATCTGTATTTAGTTCAGTAAATAGGGGCGACAAGGGAGGTAACAACTTTAAGAACATTTGGATAGGCTCTAATCATTTAGGCAAGTTAGATACAGTCGGCCAAACAGAAACACGACTTAAAAGATTCTTCCTTGAAGGTTATCGAGGATATTTTGGATATATTGACAAGTATGGGAATTCAGTAATAGAAAACCCTACTGCCGAGCAAACTGCTTATCTTTCTAAACTTGTTGACCCCACAACAGGAAAGAAAGCTTGCCCCAACCCAAAGATAGGAGCAAAGCAATACATTCAAGAGAGAAGGTCTTTGCTATCAAACAATCCTGATAAATTATCCGAGTGGGTTCGTATGTACCCTTTTGAATGGCAAGAGGTATTTAAGGACTCAAACAATATGTGTCACTTTGACTTAAATGAGTTGAACGACCAAATAATGGAAATTGAGTTAGAACTTGAAGGCAAAAACAAGTCAGAGAATGGGCGTGTTGGTGTATTCAAGAAGGCAGACAATGGAGAAATATACTTTGTAGATAATCCTAAAGGTATGTGGTATATCTTAGAGTTCCCTGAACAACACAATAAGTCTGTTTACAATGGTAGCGTTAAATGCCCGAACAATACGAATTACGGAGCATCAGGATTAGATACGTTTGCAAATGCGAAACAAACCGTAGAGAAAGGGTCTGATGCTTGTTGCATTATTCACAAAAGATATGATTCGTTAAACCCCGAAGCGTCTAATATGCCTATTGCTATGTTTCTTGGAAGACCTAAAACAAAAGAAGAGTTTCACAATCAGATTTTTTATGGTCTTGAATATTATGGCGTAAAGATGCTTGCAGAAAGAAGCCCTACGGATTGGGAGGACTATGCTATTGAAAAGCGATATGCTTCTCCACTTGATGCAACAAAGAAACATGGGTATTTAATTGGCACAAAGCGTTCAAACAACACAGAGGTGTATGGCATTGCACCACAAGACAAAGAAGCAAGAGAGCAACACCTTACCGAAATGGTTGAGTATTCTTTGAATAATATGAAGAAGATTAGATTCTTGCGTTTATTGAAAGATATGGTAAACTTCAACATTAATGCTCGTACAGATTATGATGCTTGTATGGCTTGGGGGTATGCTTTAATGGGATTAAAGGAACACGCCTTGCCTGTTAAGAAAGTAGATAACAGCAAGTTAAAAATATTCCACGTTTTCAATAAACCAGCAGCACAAAAATATCACTAAAACTTATTTTATCTTTGATAAACGATTTTTATTAATTTGCTATGCCTATATACGAGTCATCACTACCAAATACGTTAGATTCAGATAAAGAAAAAAATTCGGAGGCTTTTGGTTATTCAGTTTTAAAGGCTTGCTATGAAAGATGGAAATCTGGGTATGGCTCTGAATCATGGGTTGTAAAAAAGCAAAGGTTTGATTATAACCGTTCGTTTTCTGTCGGTAAACAACCGATGTCAGAATACAAAGACATCATTGACACCGATGGTCAATTATCTGTAATTAACTTGCAGTACACACCAAATCCTATTGCCATTCCTTTTCTTAATCGTTTAAAGGATAGGTATATGCAACGAGTTGAAAAAATTAGTTGCGTTTCTATTGACCCTTTTACCCAATCTAAAAAAGAAAAAGCTAAGAACGAAGCCTTGTTCAAAATGAAACACAAGGAAGAGATAATGGCTTTGCAGAAAGATGCAGGATTTGAATTAGAGGAGTTTAAAGATACCGACCCTGAAGATGAGCAAGAATTAGACATAGAGTTTGGCTTTAACTACAAAGAGCGCGAAGAGGTAGTGATGGAAAATGGTATCAATCTTGTTTTCTATGACAACAAATGGAGCAAAGTAATTAAGGATAGGATTTTTGACGATTTGATTAATTGCGGTTACGCTGTCAGTAAAACATATATCGACCCCAACGGAAGGGTAAAGTTAAAGTGGGTTAAACCCGATAATTTTATTACTTCTTATTCTGAATGGAATGATATGAGGGATTGGGAATGGCAAGGTGAGGTAGATTACATGACTATTACTGATATACGATTAAAATATCCGGGAAAGTTTTCAGAGCAAGAATTATTTGATTTAGCAAGAGAACATTCAGGAATGTATAATAATGCTCTGTGGACTTACAACTGGTCGTACGTATGGTTAAATGCAGTTGCAAGACCTTACGATTCATACAGAGTTCAAGTATGTAACTTGACTTACAAAACATTATATAATCTTAATTACGAAAAGAAAACAGATAGGTTTGGTAAAGAGATATTAGACCCCGCCAAAGAGATAAAAGAAGGCAAGGAGTATGAGAAATCTAAACCTTATTATGTCAGTTACACAGGTGCTTACATCATCAATACAGACAAAGTTCTTGAATGGGGATTAAGTAAAAACATGATTAAGCCTGAGAAGAATCTTACAGAGATACTTTCTCCTTATACGGTGTATATGTACAACAATAATCAAATGGTAAACACTCCATTGATTGAAACAATGATACCGAGCATTAAAATGATGCAGTTGTTGAATCTTAAATGTCAAAACATTATTGCTACGATTGCCCCTGATGGTTCTAACATTGACTTTGCAGGATTGTCTGATATTGATTTAGGTTCAGGAATTGGTGTTGTTTCTCCGTTACAGCTATATGGCATTTACTTGCAAACAGGTAATATGTATTACAAGAGTATTGGCGACAACGGTGAAGAAAGAAGACAGCCTCCTATTACTCCAAACAATGTAAACTTCTCAAACAAACTCCAGCAGTTAGAGAGTCAATGGCAATCAGAGTATCAAAAATTGGTTGTTATTATCGGTTCTAATTCATTGGATTCAGGGCAGATAAACAATCAAGCAGTAGGCAAGCAAGTGTTCCAAGATGCTCGTAAGCAAGGAGAAAGTGCTTCAAATTACATCTACAATGCGTACTTAAATATCATGGAGCCGACTGCACAAAAGGTTCAGCAGTTGTTATGGGATATTCTTGTTTACAAGAAAGGTGGTTACGAAGGGTATATGGCTGCGTTGGGTAATGACAAGGTAGAATATATACGTTTAGAATCTACCGAAGATTTTGAAAGAGCGCAGTTTGATGTAAAGATTGAAGCTGTACTTGACGATACAAGTCAAGCAATATTGCAAGAAAGAATCAATATTTCTTTAGGTAATAAGGAAATCACTTTGCAAGACGCTCTACAAGTAGAAGAACTATCTCAAACAAATATTAAGTACGCTTCT